TTGTTGCTTGGTGGTATGCCAGCAAGATACGCTACTGCTCTCATCGAATTTGATCCCAAAAATTTTCAGTTGCTTGGCGACATTCATCCAGTGCATCATCGTATACCATTGCTTGACCGACAACATCTTTCCAATTCTGATCTACATCTGCAAATGCCGGTGGGTGTTTCATATGTTGAAATTTGCTGCTCCAGGCATCTACTACAATCACCCGGCGTTTTAACAATGTGGCCCAGTATGCTCCATGATAGCTGTTGGTTAAGACAACTTCTGCTGATCCCAGCAATTCAATGGTTTGTTCAATGTTGGCGCCCGAGTTTATAAATCTTGGTATGGGATCATTGCCAAATGCACGGCTTTTGATCAGTTGCTTTTTGTGTTCAAACCATATCACTGGATTACGAACACTGTATTTCTTGGCCAACGCAGGATGCATGCAACTAGCGCACGGTGCCCAATTATACTCTTGGCCAAAATCTCTTATACCTACTAGATTGAATTTGCGAAGTGATGCTGGGTATTCTATTTTGTCTAACGATCCGTTGTGGCCTGCACCCCAAATATACTTTGGTGATGTACTTTTTGGAAGATTGTTGCGAATCTCTTTCAATAATTCAGTGTATGTATTTTTGAATTTTTTGTGCAGGTCTCGGTTGTTTTGATCAACTAAATTCCATTTGATGGTTGACAGTTGTTCTAATTGCAGTCTGTCGGGTGTAGACAAAACTTTTTCAGCAATGTCCCCAAAAAATTCATTTTCTATTAGACCTCCGCCGCCTAGTATTAATGGAACATCAATTGGGTAGTCCTCGGACCCAAAATTAGCAACATCTACTGTTTGATACTCGTTGGGTTTAAGAAAATATTGCAACGGGTTAGATGCAATATCACCAACGTTATTGGGATCTCGACGATGTGCTACTACAAATTTAACCATAATGTTTTAGAATTTTTAGTGCTGTACCGTTGGCCAACTCTGACGTATGGAATTGTCCATAGGCAAGATAGCAGGCCCATTGGTAGCGCAAATCTTCGTCGGCATAAAATGGTGTTTCTATTTGCGCGATGTCCGTTGATGCCACTGGACGGGCTGCATGTGTCGGTGCTAGAACTACAGCAGGTATACCATTAATTATACTTTCTACTGCTGCTACACTGTTGAATGTAACCACAGCAAATACATCTTGTTTCAATGCATCAACAAAACGGTTGGTTTGTCTGTCTGACCGTCGAGGCGCACGTTCCCTGACCACTATGGGCCTGTCAGTATATTCTTTTAATCTTTGTATAGTGCTGTCTATCCATTGCTGCCTTTCTATGCCGTAAAACCTACAAGGTTTGTCGTCGGGCAAGGCCAACAATACGTTACGTCCTGTTCGACGCCAGGGCTGTAATTTTATTCCCAATCTGCGCCAACGGTCATCGGGTCTTGGCTTGATTTCGTTGTGCTGCAAATCATTTAACACAACTCTGTGCCACTGCTTGAATCCTGCGTTGCCAAAGTAGCCAGTGTCCATGTAGTAAAATAGGCGGTGGTCGGTCCAACAACGTTGCATGATTTTGTACTTGAGTATGCCACGCAGTACAATGGGTTCTTTGCTGGATTCGTATACAAAGTCGTCAAGGTTTGTTGCTTGCCGGCCCGAGCCACGAGCAAACGCATTTATAAATTCATCTTGACCATCTTTGCTGATGAAAATCATATATTGTGTTGTTGGCAGTATTCCGTGAGAATACGTTCTCTGTGCCAGTCTTCAGCTTGTGGTGTATCAGCAAACTCGTGAAAGCATGGCGTACCAAGTGTGTAGTGCAGTAACTTGGCGTCGGCATTTGGCCCGTACTCATCGGGCAACCAGTTCCATTCCGGCGGAAGTTCGCCGATACGTTGATCTTCTAACCAAGAAAAGCGATGAAGAAAGCTACCAGTAGAATGTTGTACAAAATCTGGAGTAAGACGACGGTTAGGAAAACTGCTGCAATTCCAAATAATAACGCTGCTCCAATTTTTACGAGGGTAGTTTTCATTTTTGGCTCCGAGGTATTTAACCGGCATCTTTGTTTCGTAATCATGCTTGACTACTTGTACATCGCAAGTTGGATCTCGCAAGTCCCAAAGTTCAGCAATATCCCCGCGCACAATCATATCGCCGTCAACGAAGATTGCATGCCCTTCATATTCCTGCAAGTACGGAACCAGGAAACGTGTGTAGATAAAGTGATTGCTACCGTCAGTGTGTGTTTCGCTATAGTCTTTAAACAAATTCAAAGCCACAGGAACAATGGCCACAGGCCTTGAACTGTTGCGAATTATAGAATTAGCACAGGTATGATATGCAATAGCTTCTCTAGGATCATAGCCTACATATATAGGAATAGCCTTCATCGACGTTCAATGTCCTCTTCCACACAGTTGGCACCGTATTGAATTTCAATGAGCTTTAGTGGTTGATCAGTTTCATTACACAGTTGGTGCCACTCTTGGCAAGCAATAAAAGTATGCTGATGCATTTCCAAGTAGCACTTGACGTCTGTGTCGGTGCTGGCTTGATCCAGTGTATACACTGTGGCTGTACCCTCGGCTACAAACCAAAATTCAGCACGTTGATCATGACGCTGCATCGAAAGACAAGTCTTGGGAGCCACTGTAAGCTCTTTGAGTTTGGTGTTAGCGCCTACTTCGTGCAGCACACGGTAGTACCCCCATGCACGTTGAGTCTTGGGTTTTTTCCAATCCTCTAAAATCCAACTTGAGCTGTTCTTCTTGTCTTCACCGCCTACACCAAACACAAATGTTGTTGCTGAATCAGCAATGTCCATTTCGGGGATATTGTCCTTGGTTCGATCGCCACCGTTGGCAAACACAATTTCGGCATCGGGATATTTGTTTCGCACTCTAACAATAGCATCTTTGCTGGAACCGTCGTCGTCGTTGTAGGTAATAACTTCGTCAACTATGCGCAATGCACTGACTAATTCAAAACGCTCAGTCATAGGCATAAATGGCTTGCCTTTTTTACGGGCTAGCCATTCATCGGAATTCAATCCTACTATGAGTTTATCGCCTAGCTTTTTTGCAGCGTGAAAGTATGCCAGGTGCCCGCTATGAATGGGGTCAAACCCACCGGTTACAATTACAATTTTCATACAGGTATTTACAGGCTGTCTGCATCACACTGTAATATCTTCCATGCCTGCTGTGCGCAGTTTGGTAATGTGTCCAAGCTGCCACTGCTTGGTATCTAGGCCTTTCATTATACCTAGCCACTTGTTACGCAACAATGCAACTTCATTGATAATGGTTTCAAAATCAATTACTTCGTCCTCACCATCTACATATTTTTCAGCATCTCTGCTGGTCAGTGCGCGGGCATAGGCTTCTAAATATTTTTGGAAATGTTTTCTTCGAATTTTGCGAAGTTGAATGTTAAGAAAGTTAAGCACCGCTTCAATTTCTTGTAATTGATTAAAGCGGTGCTCAGTGATGCCTGGCAATTCTTTGACATTTTTTTCAACAAGTCCACCAATTCTACATTCACGTTTGGCGTCCTCGAGTTCGCGCTCATAGTGCTGAATAAAATCCGGAATGCTGCTGAGATCAGCTACTACACGACTATACCACATGATTTTCCTTGAACACTTTTTCTAACCACGGAAACTGTAATTCCCAGCTAGTTTTTCTTCGTTGATCATTGATTGTTAAAAATTCCAATAACTCTTTTTGTCGAGCAACATTGTTTAGACAGTTTTTTTCTAACTTGGCCACTATACCATCAAACACTTCTATCATTCTTTTGTCGTCCCACGTATCAGTGGGTAGTAATGATCTTGTTTGTGCCAAGCTATCAGCAAATACATCAAAGTCAAAAATTGTAGGATTAAACACGCCAGTGTCTGGTAACACCAAATGCATATACCAAAAAATTGGATGCTGCTTATTCCAACTGTTGTACTTTTCCGCCAAAGCCGGCATACCGTGTATTGTAAGCGAAGACACAGTCGAAAGCAACCCAATGCGATAACGATTTTGTTGGATAATGTAATCCATGTTGCGTTCAAAGGTTTCTAATTTCAAATTGTGCCTTACATATTCTTGAGAACGATCCCAAGAGTCTATGCTCACCTGTATGTCGATTCTGTTTATTTTGTTTTTGCTTTTTAAGTCTGCTAACCTATCCAACGGCTTGGCCAATATCTTAGGATCCAATGACAAGTTGGTTACAATGTTAAATTCCAACTCTGGATGATCTTCTTTTTCAAAAAAATCCAACAACTTGTGCAAATCTTTTTGTAAAAACGGTTCGCCGCCAAGTATGTGGAATCTTTTTAATTTTTTACTATTGAGTTCAAGCCAGTCCCAAAATTTCGAGTTATAGTTTTTGTATTGATTTTCAATTGGTATAAACTCAGTCTCTGGCAGTTTGGCATTGCCCCACAACTGATCTTCCATTTGTATAGTTGAGCTTAACGAAGCATTGCAATACACACATCCCAAGTTGCATGTATTAGAAAAAAATACTTCTAGTATAGCAGGATCAACGTGAGTCTTTGACGCATCTAAATCTAATTCAACAGGATACGAACCTGGAATTTGATTTTGAAACATTCGATCACTGGTTCCGCCTGATTCTTCAATTTGTTTGCAATACTCACATCCACCGCCGGGCCACTGCCCTTGTAGCATGGATTCTCGCTGAGATATTTTAGTCGGGGTATTATGAAATTGATCAAATTGATCAGGGATAACAGAAGATCCTGCACGATGGCAGGATGACGTTGTACCTTTATTGAGATACAAACTGCTCCAACTCCATTTGAGTTTACAAGCGGTAGCAGTTTGTATTGGAAAATATTTGGGCATTAATTATCCCAATCATCCTCGTCTTCGTCATACTCATCCTCGTCTATCTCTTCCTCATCTTCAATGTTTGAAGAGTACGAAACTATGGCTTTTTTAATATCTGGGTCGCCCTTGAATGCGCTTCGAATGTCATCGATATCCGAATCGTTGTCTATTAGAATTGAGACCAATGATTCGGCAGCTTCGGTTCGATCAACAGTGTTGATATACCTTTTTAGTTCATCCCAAATTACACTGGCGATATGTTCGTCCATATTATTTCCTTAACTGTTCAATTTTTTGTTTTAGTTTAGCATAGATTAATTTATTGCCTTCTGGGCTGCAATGGTTAATTAATCCTGGATGTTCTTTCCATACGTTACTAAAGTCCAACACATTTTTTTCTTCTATAAAACTTGTGTCATGATCAAAGTTATCTATAGTTATCACCAAGCCAACATTTGATAATTTTTGATTTATAGAACTTCGAAAAAATGTATATATCCTCTTATAGTATTCTTCATCAAAGTGATACTTGATAAATCCAATTGCTGACAGTAAAGATCTATTAAACCAATTCCACGGTCTCTTGGCATGATATGTACAATCATTTAACATAATATCTGCATTGTTGTGCAGAATGTCGCTGCAATGAATGGGATGCTTTCGAGTGTGTATTCTATAGATATTGGTGTGGCTCACAATAACTATGTCATAGTCCTTGATGTCTGCAACCGACTCGATTTGCAGAAGTATTTTATACTCGCTGACACCTGCCTGAGCTAGATTCGTAACATTATAATCATGTGAGAGTAGTTCTGGCCAGCCAAGATATTGATTATATTTGACTGACCAGTTTGCAGCAAAACTGTCACCGACTATTAATATTTTCATTGCTCATCGGGAGTCTCGGGCCCTGAATCATCTTTGTGGTTTGCAAAATCTGCCATGACCTTGTCAAGACATCCGTCCTCGTTGTTTTCCCAGGCTTTTCGGAACTGTTTGATAATTTCGCCGTCGCTGGTAACGAACATCAGTCTGTTGCCATCTTTCTTTAGCATACCTTTCTTTTCGGCAAGATCCACAAGACCACTGTAAGGGTTCATGCCTGTTTCGTATGGAATCTTAACTTGCACACCTTCGAAGGGCTTGGCATAACGAGTTTTCATTACCTTACAAGCACTGCGAATACCCATGACGTCCGAAATCTTGTTGCCGTCTTCGTCTTCTTTGAGCTTGAGCTTACGCATTGCAACAACAATAGAGCTAGCGTAGATAAAGCCTTGACCGCCTGAAATCTTATCGTCTGGGTCAAACATGTCCTGACTTGCGTATGTGTGATTGGTACACACAAGGCCAACATTGTATGAGCCAAACATGTTTACACAGTTACGAACCAGTGCTGTTAGTGCTTTGGGTTTGCGTCCTAGATCGCCTTTTAAATCGCCGCCTTCGAACTGATTAATATCAGTAGGTGTTAGCAACATACCCAGCGAGTCGATTACAAATAATACCTTGGGACGTTCGCCGTCGGGCAAGGCTTTGTAATCACTCATGAAGGTAGCAATGGTCTTAGCGACGTCATCGATCATGGCCATGCTAAGTTTCAATAACTTGCTTTCGTCTGTTGATACACCCAACGCATGCAACCAGGCTTCATCTAATGCGTTTTCTGAATCAATTAAGACAACATAGATACCTTGCTCTTGTGCGTTCTTGATGATGTTGCCGGAGCAAATATAGCTTTTGCCTGCACCCGACTCACCAGCAAATACAGTGACTTTGCCTAGTGGCACACCCTTGTGAAAGTCACCTGAGATAAGGTAATTCAAGGCGTAATTGCCTGTGGAGATCCAGTCTGTAGGATCGTTGAAACCGATGGAAAGCCCATCGATGCTCTTAGTAATTTCCTTGCGAAATTTTGAAATGTCAAATGGTTTTCCCATGATAGTTTTTCCTTTGTGAAATTTTAACTGATTTGTACAAATTTTTCAAGAGTTTTTATGTAGTTCTGGCTAAAGTAATGATCGTAATTATATTCAATTTCGTCTTGTTGTAAGAGATATAAATCGTGCCAATCGCTTGGTGAAAGTGTATCAAACTTTGAAATCATTGTCACAAGTTCAAGCAATCTTTCAACCGGATTTTGTATGTTATCAAATCTGTAATCAAACAGTTTAGTATACTTTTTAAAACCATAATATTTTTCAAGATGGCTGTGCCAGCCCGGTTGAGCATAACTTAAAAATAGTCCTCGAGTTACAATACTGTACAAAAATTTTTCAGTTACAAACGGAACATAGCTTGTGGCCATTGATTCACTTACAACATGTAAAAAACTTTGTGTTAGCTTTGATTCTAAGTTATAAATGTTACAAGAGTGATTGTACCGGTTATGTCCAAAACTATTAATAGTACTAAAAAACTTGTCACTGTCGGCTGACATAAAAAACTTTCTGTAAAAAATATCCTTATCAGCTACATAATCATATATGTGGCCGTCAAGATGATCAACAGTAATCTTAAAGTTTTTGCTACAATACTCAGGATTAAAGTACCCAAATCGTTCTAATATTGCTACCAAAAATTTTCGACTTACATGATTGCTTCCGTTAAAGCTACATATAAAATTTCTAAAGTTAATGTTAGGATGAACGGTGTAATCTGTAAATGAATTCCAAATTGGTTTGAATATTTCAAGTCTGAACTCTAGTTTTGGATATTGTTTTTTAACTTCATCACAAAAGATCTGATCATGATAAACAACAATGGTGTCAACAGCTATATTATGTAAGTGATCAAGTAACAGATTTTTTTTCTGATGATCAAATCCTCC